GGGCTGGACATTATCGAGAGACCTATAGCCGGCCATACCTATGTCATGATGGTCGATACAAGCCACGGCGCAGGACATGATTATTCGGCGTTTTCGATTATCGATGCCACTTCTATTCCATATAAGCTGGTGGCCAAGTTTCGCGACAATATGATATCGCCTCTCATGTATCCTGAAATAATATATAAGTATGGAAAATGGTACAATGATGCGTTTGTTCTTATAGAGACTAATGATATCGGTTCGCAGGTTGCTATGTCGCTACAAACCGATCTTGAGTATGAAAATGTATTGTCGAGTGCTAATAATAATGCAAAAACCGGGCAATATATCAATTCGGGCTTTGCCAGTTCTTCTCAACTAGGCATTCGTATGACAAAGCGGGTTAAGCGCATAGGATGTTCTAATATCAAGGATCTCATAGAGGATAACAAGATAATAATACAGGATTTCGATGTAATTCAAGAAATTTCGACCTTCATCCATAAAAAACAATCATATGAGGCTGAAGATGGACATAATGACGATCTTATGATGACGCTTGTTATGTTCGGATGGTTAGTCCGACAACCATTCTTTCGTGATCTAACCAATACTGATATTCGAGCAAAAATGGCGTCAGAACGCTATTCCGATATGTTAAACGATTTACTGCCCGCAGGATTTATAGACGATGGTCAATCTCCTGAGCCAGAAAATATGGAGACATATGTATCGGGATTTGCTCGCACTGATTTTTGAAAAACTTCGTTATTATAAATAATCACGAATAATAACGATAAGGTTTAACAGGGAGAATTATTATGCCGTTTCAAATTTCTGCTGGCGTCAATGTATCAGAAATTGACCTTACTACAATTATTCCCGCTGTAAGCACGACTGAAGGCGGTATCGCCGCACATACGCGTTGGGGCCCCGTCAACACGCGTGTTCTTGTCGATTCGGAAGACGCGCTGGTCAAACAATTTAACACACCCAATGCCAATACATATACTGACTTTTTCCCAGCCGCCAGCTTTCTAGCTTACGGCAACAAGCTATACGTGGTTCGTGTCGTTCATGGTAGTGCGAATACGATTAATAAGAGTGCGACCTCTGTGGCCAATGCGCGTAATGCTCATTCTGCGACAGCAAACACAAAGAATACGATTGTGTTTAGCAACGAAGATTACGAGCTACGCTACGCTCCAGCGTCTGGCACAAGTGCGGCCATCAGCGGCATCGGTAATTGGTTTGCTAAGTATCCTGGCGATTTGGGCAATTCGCTTCGAGTTTCCGTGTGCCCAACTGCCAACGCATTTCAAAGCACACTAGCCGGTAAGCTTGTATTCTCCAATAACAGCACAACCGTAAATCAAGTCGGCGCGGCTACTTTAACTGCTACAGTTAAGGCTGGCGATATTCTACTTGCCGGAGCGGACAAGATTAGAGTTCAGGTTGCAAGCGTTTCATCCGCCAATGTTCTCGTGCTTCGCAGTAAGTTTGTGGGCAACACTTCACCCGCGGCTGGTTTCACTACCATTAGGCAGTGGGAGTTCAACGATCAATTTGATTCTGCTCCGGGTACGTCCGACTATGTATCGACACAAGCTGGCTCCAGCGACGAAATGCACATCGTCATCGCAGATGAAGATGGAAAGTGGACCGGCCAAGCTAATACCGTGCTTGAGCGGTTTAGCAAGGTGTCCAAGGCCTTCGATGCGAAGACGGCCGACGGAACTGGGAATTTCTACGTTAATGTAATAAACGATAGATCCCAGTATATCTGGTTTGCAGCCCATTCCAGCACAATGTCTAACGCCGGTAAAGTCGCAGCAGGCGTGGCGTTTGGCACGGGCCCGCAGACCGTAATAAATGATTCGCTTGTATACGGCCGTGATGGGCACCTTCCTCGAAGCACCGATTATATTAACGGCTACAACATGTTCTCGGACCCAGAAAAGGTCGATGTATCTCTTGTTCTTGGCGGAGAAAGTACCTCTACGGTAGCCCTTCATATCATCGATAATATTGTATCTAAGCGTAGGGATTGCATTGCAATTCTCTCACCTCCACGCTCAACGGTGGTGAATAATTCAAATTATCTGAATAAAGAAGTTGATGATATGATCAGCTTCCGAAATGGCCTGACTTCAACGTCCTATGCTGTCATGGACAGCGGAATGAAGTACACATACGACAAATACAATGATCTATATCGATACGTAGCCCTTAATGGTGATACTGCCGGCTTAATGGTTCGTACCGATGAAGAACGCGATCCTTGGTTTTCACCTGCGGGTTATAATCGCGGAGGTATTAAGAACGTCATCAAGTTAGCCTTTAATCCATCAAAGGCCGCACGCGATCAGCTTTATAAGAATGGTATTAATCCCGTAACGACATTCCCCGGTCAGGGTTCTATTCTATTTGGCGATAAGACTCTTCTGTCGAAGCCAAGTGCATTTGATCGTATCAACGTTCGTCGCCTATTCATCGTTCTCGAAAAGGCAATTGCCGTCGCCGCAAAGTTTACCCTATTCGAGTTCAATGATGAGTTTACGCGTGCTCAGTTCCGGAATATGGTAGAGCCTTTCTTGCGTGACGTTCAGGGTCGGCGAGGCATCTTTGATTTCCGTGTCGTATGCGATAATACAAACAACACACCCGAAGTCATTGACCGTAATGAGTTTATCGGCGATATCTACATCAAGCCAGCACGGTCGATCAACTTTATTCAGCTGAATTTCGTAGCTGTAAGAACAGGTGTTGACTTTAGTGAAGTAGTCGGTCAGTTCTAAAGACATTATAAAGAGGATGAATTGAACTTCATCCTCTTTATTCTTCATAATACGACTTAGATTAAGGTTACGAAATGAAATCTTTCAAAGAGTATATTCTCGAAGCGGAAAGCGATAAGAATTTTGTTGACGCAGGAGAATATGACTACGAAGGAGATATGGCGCGTACCCAGTTACAGACACTGGTTAGAAACTCGCGGGAGCTTATCAATCTACTTGAGCCCAATGATAATCTACCTGAATGGGTACAATCTAAAATCACATTAGCACAAGATTACATCTCGTCAGTAAGAGATTATTTAATGTCTCGCGATAATCTGGACGAATTAGACTCATGCACAAAAGATGTTAAAGAAGCGGAATATCGCGGCCGCGAAGTTCCTTTGAATAAACCAATGCCAGGTGATGTCAAGAAGTCTAAGGTTTTCGTAAGGGATCCATCTACTGGAAATGTGAAAAAGGTAAATTTTGGAGATAAGACGCTAAGCATCAAGAAGCATATTCCAGCCCGAAAAAAGTCTTATTGCGCCAGGTCCAGTGGCCAAGGCAATTTGACCGATAAGACAAAAGCTAATTATTGGTCACGCAGAGCCTGGGATTGCAAGTAATTTTCACTTGACATACGATGCATTATCATAGTATACTGATAACAGTAATTTAATGGTGATTCCAAATACATGAATATATTTTATCTAAATCGAGATCCTAAAATCGCAGCCATGATGCATTGCGACAAGCACGTTGTAAAGATGATACTTGAATCCGCTCAAATGCTATCCACCGCCCATCGAGTTCTCGACGGTGACACATTTGCAGACGTTGCCGGTATGTATAAAATAGCTCATAAAAATCATCCCTGTTCTATTTGGGCGAGAGCTAATAACAGCAACTATAAATGGCTATTCAATCTGTACGACTCTCTCATGAGAGAGTACACGCATCGATATGATAAACATCATGCGTCGGAGCGACTAATGATGAGTCTGCGCGCTGTGCCCGCGAACATTACGCAGGGTGCATTTACCGATCCGCCCATGTGTATGCCCGATCATTGTAAGTTCGATGACCCCATTCTATCCTATCAAAACTATTATATGGTGGAAAAATCATACTTTGCGAACTGGAAACGTCGGCCTAGGCCCGACTGGTTTATTGCGAGTTCTTCTCGATAGAATTGCAATTAACTGAATAAATATAACTGTATGCTAGCCTGATTTACGAAGTATAGATAATTATAAATAACAATAATGTAAAAGTAGAGGAGAATACATAATGGCTTTCTCAGTTTCCGAATTTGCCGCCGCAGGCTTACCATTAGGTGGAGCAAGGCCGTCGCTGTTTAGCGTTATTGTCGATACTCCATCGGGTGTACCTAATGTCGGCGCACGATTTAGTTTTACATGTAAGTCAGCCCAGATTCCTGCTAGCACTATGGGTGTTGTTCCCATTCGATATTTCGGCCGCGAAGTCAAGTTTGCAGGCAATCGCACATTTGCTCCATGGACAACAACGATTCTCAACGACGAAGACTTTCAGATTCGTGGTGCAATGGAAACATGGAGCAATGCAATCAATCGGCACGAAGCTAATCTCCGCGATACTGCCATTGCCACAAACTCTGCATATCGTACTACGGCCACAGTGACGCAGTATTCCAAGACCGGTGTGCCCGTTCGCACATACGAATTCGTCAATATATTCCCATCGGAAGTCGGCTCAATCGATCTATCGTGGGATAGCGTCGATGCAATCCAAGAATTTCCCGTAACCTTCGAATATGATTATTGGCGTATTGTTGCGCCGTCTACCACGGGCACTCTTGCCATCTAAATTGTCGCCGCTCGACTACATTTGAAAAAGTCGTCAATCGGCGACAATTTTCTCATTAGGGTAATATTCAGACTAAATGAGCAATCTTTTATCTGATACGCCGTTATGTCAAGTTTTAATTCGCAGCGAGTTTTTTTACGACCAAAAAACGCACCACGGTGAGTTTACGCCATCCATCGTGTTCGGATTTCGTGCTGAGCCGGCAAGAGTTCCGATGTTTCAGATTATGACAGAGCATGGAGCTCAATGGGCCCGCGTACCGATTCATATGATTGTCAGCAAGCCCTGTGATCCGCTACCCATCGAGCAATGTTGCTGGTGGGACAGCTACGGTTACGACTTCTCAATTCACTCGTTCGCTGCATTAAAAAACCACTCGGTGACCGCACTGGGACGCGACGGAATAATTCGCCGCGGTAACTATCTATTTACAATTGACTGGATGCGTTCTGGCTGGAGCGAAATCTCAGACCAACACAAAAATCATCATATAATCGCACTAGAGACCGGGCCCTGGATCGCGTATCCGAACAACAAATTGATCTGGCAGGATTCGTCTTGGATCACGCCGGCTCCCAGCAAAGAGTGGAAGACACCGACTTCTGATTATTCGGTGGAAGGAACGCATCCTTGATTCGCGCTTTAGTTTAACTAGACCAGCTATTATCTCGAAATATTTCTATATGATGTAATTACATATAAATAGACACGATTACAGAATATAGAGGAGATTATTAATGCCTGAACTGTTTGGGTTTAAATTCGGTAAGGCTACAGATGTAGATAAGGTTAGAAATTCGGCCCCAAGCATACCATCGTTTGTTCCTCCTCCCAATGCTGATGGATCTATGGAAATTGCTTCAGGCGATTCATATGGCACGTATATGGATTTGGAAGCTAGTGCAAAGAATGAATCAGAACTAATAACAAAATATCGCGAACTGGCCATGCACGCTGAGGTAGATGCAGCAATCGATGACATTGCAAATGAGGCTATTATTCGTGAGGATAATAAGTCTCTTGTGGAAATCAATCTAATTAACTTAGAACAATCCGAAAAGATAAAAGATCGAATTCGCGAAGAATTTAAATTTATACTAAAGCTTTTGGATTTCAATAATATGGGGTATGATATATTTCGTCGTTGGTACATCGATGGAAGAATATATTACCATATGATGATTGATGAACAGAAACCTCGCGAGGGTATAGTAGAATTGCGCTACATTGATCCGCGACGTATACGGCGAGTTCGTAGTCCCAAAAAAAAGAATGCGGCAGCGAGAGTAGCCCAGAATTCTCGCAATATTATGCTCGCGGCCGATATTGAGGAATATTACATATACAATCCTGGCGGCTCTCATAATACGGTGGCCATAAATGCGGGAGTGAAGATATCTACAGATTCGATTGCTCATGTTCATTCTGGTATTCTCGATCAGCGAAATCAACTAATTATATCGCATCTTCATAAGGCTATCAAGCCAATGAATCAGCTACGTATGTTAGAAGATGCTACTGTAATATATCGTCTATCTCGCGCGCCCGAACGTCGTATTTTCTATATTGATGTTGGTAATCTACCTAAAATGAAGGCCGAGCAATA